ATGAACAACTTCCTCATTACCCGTCGGCACTCCGTTTGGATCGTCGCCAACGATTGCAGATTGACCAGGGCGCAACACTCCACCCGTCGCCAATTTAGTCAACGGAGGTGTAGCTCCTGGCGACGGCCCGCTCCATGATGTAGCTGGCCCATGGTTCAACGATTGCAACGGATCGCTCGCATAACCGCGATTGAATCCTTGCAAGTTGGTATTCATTGGAGCCCCTGGCAGTGGTGGGGGTGGCTTCACTGCGTCATCTGGCATTTGGTACGAACCAAAACCGTGACCGCCTTGCATATGCGCTTGATGCTGCATTCCTCCAAAGCCGCCGCCATGCCCGCCTCCACCGCCGCCCATTTGAGCAGAAGGGTCTATGAATGGCGAGAATGCAGGCATTCCAAATTGCATCGGTTGCCCTGCCGCGACTCGCTGGCTATTGATTTGCTGCATCTGTTGCAACTGCCCAGGCCCGTTACCCTTGAGCCTGTCGCGCTGCATAGGTGGAGGTGTTGGACTGCCACCAGCCCATGTCATGCCCGCAATCGGTGGAGGCATTGCACCTGGAAGAATTGGGGCGTATCCGCTCATAGTTAGATAATGCGTGAAGGTTTAGTTCCGTCTCCCCTGAAGTCTTTCATTGGAATATGAAACTTAGCACCCGCAGAGTTAGTGTATTCCCAATGAGTTTCAACGGAATTATGGAAATGCGGCTCAATGCCTTTGATTTCATCACTAAACCAAACGTCAGTACCATACACCCAAGCGGAAGACGGAACGCCTTTTAGATAGACCCAACTCGCAGAGCCGGGGGTCTGGTTGATAATTGCTGGTCCTGTGTTTCGGTAGGTGCCGGAAGTCTTGGTTAGCTGGACTTGAGCCTTTGAAACAATGTCCTCAAGCACGATTTCACGCCCGCCACGAACTCGCACATAGTACGTGGTAGCAGTGAAAGTTGCGGATGCCAATGAAGGGCAGTCAGTTGGAAAGGTGTATGCCATATCGTTAGTTGGTGAATTCTACAAGGTCGTCAGTATTTGGCGGATATGCCGTGGCAATGGTAATTCGATAAACGCCATTCGAGTATTCTTGCGAGGCGCGAACTCTGTACGGTTGCCATTCTTCATGATTAGTTGCCAAGAATGTCATTGGATTATCTACGGCGGGCCTGTATCCCTCATCGCCTCCACCATAAGGGTACGTGGTTACACCTCCAAGCGCTGGCATTTCAATATCGCCATGAAGGCAGGGCGGAATCACTCGCACGTCTTGCGCGTTCTGCGCGAATAGCTCAAACCGCACTTCTTGCGGCGAAGGTTGATCTACCGCTAACTGATCGACCGTCCACGGAACAGAGGAAAGGTATTCTTCCGTGATAACGAGCGTCAATCCTTGCCATGCAGGACGCAGGTTATAAGTGATCTTCGTTCGCGGGATGTACTTATCCTCAGTTCCGCCCACGGCTTGGAACGGGATGCGGTTGTCTTCATTGAAGTCAATGTATTTACCGTTTGGTAATTCCTCAAGGACTGGGGGCCAAGGAACATTACTTTCAAAGCTTGGAGTGGATCGGTAAGGCGTTGGTTGTACAAGATCGCCGTTTGCATCCTTATTCGGAGGCGCAACAAATAGCAGTTCAATGAATCCATCGTCCTGCGAAGGCGTTGTCTCCTTGTACAGATACTCGCCCCATCCTTCATTTACACGCTTACGTTCTCCGATTTGAACCTCCTTGTAAGGAGTATCAATTTTCATCTGCATTTCTGGGCGCAAGTCTTGCGTGCTAACCTTGACAACAAAGGACCATTGTTCGGGGTTGGCTGTCGGTACTAGTTTCCAGGTTTCAGACATTAGTGGGATCGGCTGTTAACATCTTCGTAACTGCGGCGCAGCCATGGGCAGGCTTTCTGCGTATGGTCGGCCTTCTGTAATAGAATATCTTCCTCTTTTGCTACGACTTGCGCTTGGTAATCTGCATCGCCTTCTGACTTAGCTGGAGACTTGGCAGTGATTCGGCGGCGTTCAGCTTCGGCAATAACGAGCTTGCGAAATTGCTGCGGTAGTTTCTGGACGGTCCATTTAGCTGTGTCAGTCAGCGCGTTTCCAAGTGCCGCTGTTGCAATAGACTTGTAAACATTACCGTCCGTGTCGCCTGCGTAAACGAGCGTTCCAACGGAATTGTAAGTCTTCGTTGTATCAACTGGCGTCCATGCCCATTTCAAAGTAGGAGCGCGGTAGAAAACCGTTACGTCACCAGTCGCGCCAAAGTCATAAGGAACTTGCGTGTGATAGTTAACAGTCGCTTGGTCTGCGTCTAGAGCAGAACCAAGGCGCAACCGCTCCAAGTCACGATAGCAAAATCCAGCCGGATAGGTGGAAGCATCCATCTTGAAATACGGCCTTGGGTCAACTCTCCAAGCCGTCCAAAACTCTGCATTCTCAATATCTGAGATTTGGAACGAATTGTTTGTTACCGTTGGAGTCGCCTCTTTGACTATCCATGGAAAGATAGAGAACGGATCAAGCGTCCATACGTAATCAATCGCATCATTCAGATATTGCGTCCATTGAGAACGGTCAATATTACGAATATTAGTCCTGCCGTCGTCGCTAGCTGCCGGATCAGGGTTCAGACCTGCGTTGATTGCCAACGTCCAAAGACAGTCCTTGTAAGTTACGTCATTCATGAAAATGGAGCCGATGGCGGCGTGAAGTTTGCCGTATAATACGCATGACCGCGAGTTATTCGCATTTCATCAATTCCAACGGATGTTGGTTGGCTAAATAATGATCTGGCAGTGATCAAATTATCAGTATGAGCCACGCGAGAAGTTGCGCTAAAGCTCTCGGAATCAACAATTTTAATTCCTGCGCCAAACATCAAAAGCCTATTACCGAAACGGACTAATGCTATGTGAGTCCAAACGCCAGCATAAGCGCCAGCGCCAGATCCGCTAATAGAACCGCCCCCTTCAAGGTTCACCATAATTCCCGCCATTTCGGCTGTGTATTCAATGCGAATACTGCCAACAAACCAAAGGTCAAAAGCGCCAGTCGTTGAAGTCTTTATGAAGAATTCGATTGTCCAATCCTGATCGGCTAAATTGCAATCAATTGACGGTGTTATAGTAAAATCCTTATCTCCATCAACCGCTGGCGGGCCGCAAACAACAGAAGCTGATCCGAATTTTGGGCTTGCTGTAGACAGTGCGGATGGCGATGTTGAGGCGCAATTTGCGCCGTGAACTTCGGTCCATGATGTAGCGCCATTACTTCCGTTAAAGTGGCACAGAACCAATTCTTGGCGCGTGTTCCGTATTGCTGTTGTTTTTGGCAACAACTCCATTTCGCCATTCAAGCTGTACGGCATCCGTCCAATGTGACCACGGCGCTTGCGAATCTGCCCGCTAAATCTAGGCGTGGAAAATCCAGTGCTTTCGAGAATTCCCGTTGTTCCGCCATTGATTGAGTAAGTGAACATTATGGAGTGATGTTCTTGATGATTTCGAGCGTCTCGGTTGCGCTGTAGAATGTGGTTGATCCGTTTACGAATTTCACATCCCATAGGACATGACCCAAAGGCCAAACAGCAGTGTAAGTGTCCGAAAGCGAAACGGTGAACGATAGGTAATCATTGGCTACTGATACAGTGCCAGCGTATTTATTGCCGTTTTCATCTTCAAACGAGCTAGTGACCGTAATTCCCGAAAGCGTGGATGGATCATCGCCAACTGGATTGTAAATTACCGTCGCCAGAAAGTCGCTGTTGCGTTTGAAAACCATGATCAGTTAAGTGTGATTGTTCCGTCTGCATTGACGGTGAATGGTTTCCGGCATGAAAACACGGGTTTTCCCTGATTGTCGGCACTGACGGTAATGTGGTGGCGAGCCATTGCAGAAACCAGTATTTCACGGCGAGTGGAATCGACCCAGAGAAAGCTAACATGTGCGGCGTGCGCGTCGAAGTCGCCTTTGGCATCGGTGCCGCGTGCTGCCAACATTTCGGCAGTTGTCGGCATGGTCGGAAAGCGCGGTTGCCACAGCATGACCATCATCTGCACCAGGGCGTTTGCTCGGGTCGTTTGCAGTTCCAGCAATTCGGCTTCGAGGGTGCGCGTGGGCCGCATGGCTTCCACTTCGCTTTGGCTGGCGGCGGAATGCGCGGCGGTGATTTGCTCGGGCGTGCGACGAAAGGCCATGTCGCCGAGGTTCAGTATCTTTTGATACTCGGACTTGGCGAAGCTCACCTTGTCGGCTTCGGTGTAGGCGATGGGTGGGCGTGTGGTCATATTATGCGGCGCTGTAAGGAACTGAGTTTGATTTCGTGGGGACTGGTGCGGAACCAATGGAATTGGTGAAATTCACCCGGGCTTCGGCATCGCCTGAATACCCTGAAGGAACGGTAAAGGTCATGGTGTTGCCTCCGGTTGCATCGGCAATGGATCCAAACTCATCGCTGCCTGCGGGCGCCCAGTGAATATAGTTGCCAACGATATTGTTAAGGTTCAACCATTCGCCGAGGCTGCCGCCGTTAGCAGGATCAACAGAGGCCCCATCGCCGTAAGTGACGGCTACAGGCGCAGTAACATTGACAGGTATACCAGCGTCAACCGTTGGATCAAGCCCCGCGCTCTGCGGAGTTTCTCCATAGGCGTCTAAAGCAGAAATGGTATGCACACCAGCGGACCACTCGGCGAACGTCAGGTCAACGAAGGTGTCGGTGATGCCGGGGGTGATTTGCACCCCGTTGCGCCAGTAGGTGTACGTCGTCGCCCCAACGTCCGACCATGACAGCCGCACCATGCCGCCGCTGGCTCCGGCGATTAGGTTGGTGGGGGTGGGGAGAAGGGCGATGGCGTACTTGGCGGCCAAGTATTGGACATGTGCGGATAACTCGGTGAAATCGTGGGCAATACTGAATGATTTGATTTGTGCTATCTTGCCAGCGAAAAACCTTCCGTAAGCTCCCTCCCCGCCAATGGAACCGGAATTGCCCACGCAGTCTGTAGTGGTTGTGGATAACAACTCGCCATTCAAGTATAGTTTTAGGCTGCTACCATCCCAACTGACTGTAAAGATCGCGGTTGTGGTCGGTAATGGTCCGGCTATAAGGTTTGACCCGTCATAGACGCCCCAATTCGTTCCTAAAAATCCGGCATAAATGCGGCAATAGGCGTCCTCGTACAAGGGAGCATAGGCGGCTTGCGACGATGACGCGGCCTTAGCAACCACATAAATCGTTTTGACTGCTGACCCTGGGTAGTTATGCGTGTAAAATTGCGTCGATCCATCAAGCTCTATGGCCAGTTTGCCTGGAGAGATCGTCTTCAGCGGAGCGCGAAATGCCTCTGTGGATTGGCTGGCGGAGTACGCCCCCGCCGAATCCGGCAGAGTTGCGGGTACATCGTTCTCGACACCAGCGTTATCGGCGATGACTTCAAACTCCAGATTTGCCCGACTTGGCTGCACTTCCGCCGTGCAATCGGAAAGTGCTTCCGCTGATGAATGGCCATTTTTGATCGCCGTGACGTAGCACGCAACCATGTAGCTGAACTCGCTATTCGTAACGGTAAAAGTATTGGAGGTTGCCCCGCTGATCGTGGTAAACGTCACGCCATCCATGGTCTTTACCCACCGATAGGCGAAGCTATCAGGCGTTACGTCCCATGTGCCATTGCTCACGGAAAGCGTAGAATCAACAGCCGCAGTCCCGGTGACTTCTGGGGCCGTGACGTTGACCGGAGCGCCTCCGCCGCTACCGCCAAATACTATGATACAAGCGGCATTGCATAGGCTATTGAAGTTTGCTGCCATTGTAACTATGGGCGTGAATTCATAATAATAGCAATCGCACCGCTTGTAACGACGCTATTAGTGTTCGTGTTCATTGGATTAATGCTCGCCGTAGTAAGCGCGGACAACTCCAGAGCTCAAGGTAATGGCTGTAAAATTGCCAGTTAAAAGAGTTCCGGCCTTGACGCTTGTCGAGCCTATTCCGCCTTCATCCTTTAAGTCTGTCAACAAAGTGAAAACAGCATCATTTAGCACTTGAACGGTAGTCCAAAACTTTCGCCCGTTTGATGGCGTTGTTGCCGATGTTCCTGTAATGGTGGTAGAACCATTATTCGTATTACTGACGATTGTCTTTTGAATCATAAAATCAAGCTGTGAGAATTGGCACCCATCCGACCCTCGGTTTTGGTTGGTACTTGCGGCGATACTCTGGATTTTGCTTCAAAAACCATTCGCGGTTAGATGGATCTTTCCAGAACCCAGGCTTTGCACCTTCCCAATTCCAATAGATGTCGGCTGGAATATCGGCGGCGATGTAGCCGAGGCCGTTAATGCTACCAGATCGAGCGTGCGGCGTTGCGCTCATTTGACGGTGCGCTTTTTGAGCCTTGATAAGCTCAAAGTTAACACCAGTCCTAAATTCCTCCATGACTGCATTAGCCACTTGAGGACCGTAGACATCAACTAAGCTCTGGAAAGATTCAGACATTTGCAAATCCTATGAGCGGGCGAGCCCAGAATGAGCCCGCCCGCCGTCTTGGGGTTTGGCCTTTCAGCCAAAGGGTTAGTAGTTGGTCGAGTCGATGGTGTTCAGGTCGATCATACGGAAGTAGATGTCTACCACGCCTGCAGAAACGTCCGTTAGAACACCCGCCGTGCCAGTCGTGAGACGGCAGGTAAGCGTTACCGCACTAGCGCCAGTAGTTGACGTTGATCCCGCAGGAACAGCGCCAGCCGTGACGGCCTTGGGGCCTGCTGTAAGCAAGCTCTGCGCTGCGAGATAAACCGCAACGCTAGAGCTAATGCCAAAGCCCATTGTGAGCGTTCCTGTTGACGATGTGCTGAACGCCGTCTTGACGTTCATTGTCACGTGGTCAATAAGGAAACTCGCGGGAGTAGTGCCGATGGCAATATCCAGCGTGTCGCCAGTAGTGCCGCCCGTGATCGTGTTGAAGTCCGTATACTTGATCGTCGCGATGTGGGTGAACCCAGTTTGGCGAGATTGTTCAGCGGATAGCGGTTTAACCGCCGTATTGAGTGTAAGTCCAGTGTATGCAGCCATATAGTTAGGTTGTCAGAGGTTCTTGATTGGGTTGTGTGGCTACTAGCTCGAAGCGGCGAATTTAGCCAAACCGAGAGGATTCTTGACCATAAGGCCATAAACAACTTCAACGATAGCACGCTCACCGCCGCCAAGGTTTGGAAGCTTAGTCACTCGCCAAGGCGTGTTCATGCGCAGTTCCAGCATATCCATGTCCAAGGCGTAGCCTCGGAACAGGTTTGGAACCTTGGTTGTATTGTTCCATCCAAGCCAGTTGGAGAGAACAAGATCATAGGTTCCAAAGTCGCCAGTAAACGACTGAATGTTGTGTTCCCAGGCGTTAGCCGAGCCAAGTTCCGTTTTCAGGATGGAGCTACTACCGCCGCGAGTGCCTTGGTAAGACACCAACTCAGTGAATGCGGCTTTGATTGCCTGCCCAACAAGCAGGGTATAGGTATTAACCGAGCCCGTCTGATTGTACTGACTTTGAAGTACCGCATTGATATTCGAGATCGCAAGCGAACCCGTAGCCGTAGTGTCGATAGAAGCCGATGGCGTGAGGAAGTTTGAATCGACAGGCAAATGGCTTTGAGCCGTCGCCTTGATCCATTCACCAAGACCGCGAGTCTTGTATTCCACAGTGCCGTTGTCTTCCTGACTGGAGTTGTCGGAACACAACGTAGCTTCCACAGAGCGCTTAAGCTGCGTGGAGCACTTCATGATAGCGCGAGCCATCTCTTTACCGCGCCCAACGCCTGCAACGTCGGTGATGTCGGTAAAGTTGGAGACCTTTGGAGTCTGCCATTGACGCTGGCACATGCCATAAAGGCGTGCGCGATTCTTGGCGGCGTCCTGCGTCTGCGAAACGTCGGAACCGTCAATAACGCCGGAAGTGTCGGGCGGATCGTAGCTATCGGCTTGCCAATCGAAACGAACGTTCACGAGTTCCTTGCCTCGCGGTGCGCTAGTAAGAAGTGGCGTGGTTTTCTGGTCAATGAGTGAGATTAGGTCGGCGAGATCTTCGCGTACACCTACCTGAGTCCTTGCAAATGTCTGGGGCATAAAATGGGGTGGTTAGTTGCTTGTTTATTGACTGCTCCCTAGAAGGCTCATAAAGCGTTCTTCCAAATCCTGCGCGGTTGGCGGGCGTTGCCGCTGCCGTTGGATTGGCGATTGTTCTTGAGCTTGCTCAATTGGTTCTTGGCGCGTTACTTTCGGTGAAGCTTTTTCCTTGCCTGGCGCTGCCGTAACAGTGCCTTTTTTGACAAGGGTATATTCGCCAGATTCCACAAGCTTTGCGATGCTGAGCCTTCCCAAGAGAAGGGAAGAATGAGCGGATCGTGACACTTCTGGAAATTCTTTAGCTAGGTCCAAAACAAGATCATGCCGTTTGCTCGAAACGTTAGAAACCCATGGATAAAGTTCTTTGGCTTTCGCTGCCGACTTCTCCCGGTTTTCAAAGAAGCTTTCGATCTTACTGGAGCGTTTCAGTTCATTCCGATACGCTCGCAATTGGGCTTTGGCTTCTTTGGCTTCTACTTCCGTTTCGCCGTTCATGTAGCCATCGGAATTATCTTCCAGGTAATCAACCCAATTTTGTAAGTGATCGCGCACCCTGTCGAGGTCTTCCGTTGTCTTCACGCCTTCATAGACTCCAGTGAACAACTCGCCAATTGGCGCGGTATTCGTTAGGACTCCACTTAGCTTACTTTCCAATTCAGCGGCGCGAGCTTCTGCGGCGGCAACCTTTGCCTTTAACTCCCGCTTCTTTTCGCGTGCTTTGAAAAGCTTTTCGGCAATTTTCTTGTCTTCAACTTTGCCTTCTGGCTCTGCTTCATCGTCGTCTTCAGATTCCTCGGAGTCATCTTCCTCATCCTCGTCGGGAAGTAATGCCTTAGTTTCCTTTGGCTTTGTCTCCTTCTTGGATTTTGGCTGATTCTCCGTATCGTCGTCGCCTTCGATTTCTTGAGTTTTTGGGCGTTCGCTCGGATTCTCTTTCTTTGCTTCTGCGGGCGGTTCATCCTCCATACCTGGCATAATTCCAGGCAAAGATTCAAACGACTTTAGAAGTTCAGATTCCGAACGCTGAGGGCTGTTGTCTGCCGAACTCTTGGCAGGACCGTAAGCAACTACGATCTTAGGCTTATCGGCTGGTGCCGTTTGGGCCGTTGGTGTTGGACTAGCAGTTTTTGATGGTCTTCCCATAATAACATCAGCGATAACACGCCGTGCTATAATGAAGACTTCCAATAACTATCGAAACAATGTAAACGATGTACGAATCCGTACAAATCCGCTCAATTTACCTTTGGTTCTGTAGTCGGTTCTGGCGCTTTATACAACATGCCGTTCAATTCTGTCCTTAGATCGCGCAAATATCGCGCAGCACCGCAACTCTCATCGCGCATTTGATGCGTTGCCCCTAGTATTTCCGAATCCTCGCGAGCAATAGAAATACGTCGCTCAATCAAACTGATAACTGCCTTGATGTGCGGATGAGTAGCACAACCTTGCAATTCTCGCTGGCAATCTGCTAGCGACATATAGCCGCCCTCCATGATTGTCTCTACAAGTAACTTTTCGGAATGTTCACTCATTGTTGCGCTGGCGTTAAGTTAGCTTTTGGGCCAGATTCCATGAAATCAGGCGGTGTGTATCCAGTCGCGCCCGTGCTGGCATTTCGTCTTTGCTGTAGCGCTTGCATCCATGTTTTGGCGCGGGCCGTGAGAATTTCCTGAGTGCGTGGATTCGACTGATACGCCTGCGAGACAGTTGGATTCGTCGTCATTTCTTGATGAAGCGCATCAAGTCGGGATTGTGGATTCCCTGCCTTCTTTGGAGTTGTGGAAATGCCAATCACAGCGTTGGCAACTTCCCGCCGCTCATCGTCTGCTTCATCCTGCGCCACTGCCTGCGGATCGGAGATACACATGTCAGCAAGAACCGGATCGACAGATTGATACAACCAGCGAATAGCCGTTGTCGTGTCGATTGCACCAGCCCTATCAGCGTTAATGCCCTCCATCATCACCTGCCAGATTGCCTGAACGTATTCAACATTGGACATGCGAACATCCATTGTCAGTTGAACATCGAATTGCCCTGCGATTTCCTCGCGAGTCACTGCAAACGGAAGATCGCCGCCGCCGATAACGCGGGAAACGTTAATCGGATCCATGTACTGTTGGTCAAACTGCAAGACCTTGATCAAGATTTCCCGGCATGACTCCAAGAAATTCCAAACCATGTACTGTTGGTGCATGGTTGTTTTAGCTGGCAACACATCTTTGTGGAACAGTCCGCAAAGGTTGGCGTTGTCGCGCATGATCATTTCTTCTTCCGCAACACTACCCTCATCGAATACGGGAGGTGCAACAAAGCCGGATTCCTGCCCCCTTTCCTCCATCATGACAGCGCCGGGACGCATACCAAGACGTTCAGGCTTGCCTGCTGAATTCCTGCGCGTGGTACGAATTGGCGGATTCGTCGCCATTTCGTTTCGGTTGATTCGCCCGTCACGCATGTACTTGCGCTCAAGTTGAGGATGCGTAAGCAAGCGTGGAACGCCTCGCGATTCCCACGGTGAACGGGATTTGTACTCACGGCGGAATTCAACGAATTTCCCGCCTTCTGCGTAGTCATCAACAAGGCGGTTGACAGCAAATAGTTGCTCCCTGTTATGATCGCCAATAGCAGGGTGAAAAATTACTTCATACAGCGCGGGGAAATGGTCTTCATCAACGCATTCAATCCACATATGAACCACTTCATAGTAGGAGTGCATTTCCTGATTCCTGCGTGAATTCGCTTTGGCAACGTTCGCGTCAAAGATCGGGCGTCCCATGGTGTGTGGAACGCCAGTCTGGTCAATTGCGCCTGAATTGATCGCTTTCTGTGGCCCTAGACTGATTAGACGCTCGCAAAAATCTTCATCCCATCCGTCCGTGTTGATTTTCGCCCATATTTCAGACTCAGAATATGGGATAATTACGGCTCGAAATGGTGATTTGCCGATTACATCGTTTCGCCATGGTCTGAAAAAGTCAATCCCAGGGCAGAACGCTCTTGCAAATGGCTGTCCAGGCTTCTCGATTGGTAGGCGAAACTCTACCTCTCCACCATCCTTGGCTAGTTGAGCAGCTATTTTACGCGCTCTCTTATCACTCAATAGAGGGTATTTACCCTGAATCATGGCAATGACTTGGCTCCATCGGACCTTATCCGCCAGCGCTGCGTTAATTTCTTCCGCTACATTCTCAATGATTTGAGGCGCGATTTGTTGCCCGTCTTGTTGCGGTTGTGCCGATTGCACGATCCACGCAGCCAGTTCTTCCGCTGAAATCTTGCCGTTTCCAGTAGTGAACTCGCGTTTCCATCCAATTTCCATCACGGAATGCCCGTAATCAACGCCCCAATTGGCAAAGAAGTTCAGTTCTTGCCAGAGATTCCGCCGCATCCGTTGGCGCACCTCGTACTTCAGCAGCGTTCCGACCTTTCCGGCAGCATTAGCCGTCCCTGCGTTCTGCTGGATGGCGCTAGGCGTTGCCGTCATGAATGCACTGACCATCAACATCACAATCTCATCACTTGCGGCGTCGGCATCTCGCACAACCGTATCGCTTGATCCATCCCACGGCGCTACAGGCTTCCTATAGATAGCGTCCCATTTGCGGCCTGTTCGTGAGTCCTGCCCATCCCATTCAGCTAGTAAAACTCGCTCATCCTGTTGCGCTTCTCCAATCCAGTATTGAAGGTCCGACATGTTTTCCGTCAATTCTTGGATTGCGGCTTTAACGTCGGGCGTGGAATCGCTGTTCACCTTGTAAAGGCGGCGCGTGCTTCGTGAAGAATTGTCGGTCATAGATTGCTTTGGTCTAGCCCCAAGACTGATAGTACTACTTCGCGACTATAACGCGCATACTTACAAGGAGGCAACAGAATTCTAGCCGCGCATCCAACGTTAAAAAATAGCATTTGTGCCGCATCTCTGCCATATCCGGCCTCTTTGCAAAGCCGCAAAACTTCACCGCGCCCAAATGTTCGCGCAATGTGCTTTCGTTTTGCTGGCGGGTGTGTTGGTAGTGGAATCATTGTCTATCTCCTTCCATTGTCGATAATAAAACCCTTGCCATCCACGTATTGTGGATCGTCTCGGACAAAGTAATGGTCAACGTCGATTGGATCTTTGCACGCGCCCTCGTTTCCGTCCGCGCCTGTGAAGTTCTTCAAAGCCCACAGGCTATTAGTGCAACGGATGTGGTAGCGCAATCGCGGCTCGTTCAGCGCACTCAATGGTTCATCTTGCCTGTAGCCTAGCCAGTCGTTGATAAGGTGGATTCCGTCTGTACTGCGATGACCAGAAGGATTCAGGTTCTGCCCACTGGCCTTTACGAAATCGCGCGCTGGCTTGTCTCCATCGCGAAGTTTGTAGAACTCATCAATAAGCGTATCATTGGAATCTCCCGCCATTTGCGACACGCTTCCGCCTCGCGAGTCCATCAAGCGTACATAAGGCTCAATCATCGCTTCAGGATCTTCTGCGCCCTCGAATTCAACAGCCAATTCATGTTCTATCCGATCCATTTCGGAATGCATGAAGTTCACCGTGAATCCTTTCACTTCCTGCGCTGATCCTCGTTCACCGTCCTTTAGTCTTCCGTCTTTGCTTGGAACTGCCCATTCCCCGGGGTCTCCCCATCCCGGTATATAGTCTTCCTGTTGTGGCCATTCCCTCATGCAAATAGCGCGAGGTTGCCCAAGTCCAGGAAGAACCATGTACCACTTCATAAAGAACGGACGGCCTGAGCATGGATCGACTACATGATACCAGGTCGGCTTAATTCCCTTCTTGGCATCCACATGAAGCTTCTCGATGAACTCTTTTGACGGTGTTAAGCTATGGGCTTCAAGTGAGAACGTTGGGAATGCCGCGTCCTTGACCATGTAGGCAATTCCATACAATCGACATTTAATAAGTGACAACGGCCACTTTTTATCAATTGCAGTGTTTTCATTGGTTTTACATCCACCGTAAGGATTGTCTTGCGGCCAAAAGTAAACAACAGAAGCCGAGTTTGATCGCTCCAGGTATGGCAATTTTTCCAGACCTTTGCGCGGAATCACATCTGATCCTCCGTCCCTTCGTTGAACAACTGAGCAATTGGCCTGAATAGAGCTGATTACAGGCGTCATGCCTTTGATTGGCGTAAACGTTAAAAGCAATAGTCCCGTTCTGTCAGAGAGGCGCACCTGAGCAGCATCAACCCAATCTTGCGTTACTTCTTCATCCGCCCATACTGCGTCGTATGTAGTGCCCTCCCATGCCGTCACATTGCCATCTAAATAGAATTTGAATATGCACTTTGATCCGTTTGGAAGTGTAAACTTGTCATCCGTGAAGCCTGTTTTCTCGTTGTATGAATAACTGCCTTTGGCCCCATGTCTTTTCTTCCCGGTTTCCTCCTCTTTCCACTCTGGCGGGAAATAGCGCCACAAGTATGCCATAGCCACATCGCGGGCCTGTGCTTGCGAAGGGCAAAGAATAGCCACGCTCACATTTGGCCTTGAGCACATCAATTCCATGATTCTACGGGCGGCGTCATCAGTTTTGCCCGATCTATTGCCTCCCAGGTTTAGAATAAATGGAATTACATTCGGCTTTTCTCGAATACGTTCAATTTCCTTGTCAATAACGTATGACCCAGGCACCCTGAACCCGTACCGCAAAGGGTCGGACTCTTCTTGCTCTATCTCTTCCTGGCGCTTCTGGTAGCCATCAATCAACGCCTGACACTTCTCCATGTCTCCAGAGAATAGGAGGCTATCATGCAATCCCGGCTTGATCGCTTCAAGCGTATCCCTGAATTGAGCAATGCGTGGATGATGCTCCGTAGCTCGCTTGAGCCCTATCTCTGCAAGGAAGGCTGGTAGGTCTTCAATGGTCATTTACAGCGATTGAATTGCATACTTTGCATCACAAAGCGTAACGCAACTACATTGGGATGCAAGCGGGAAGGTAGGACTTGAATGGCTTGAGCGCTAGACGCCCCATGTGTCATCTTTGTGTTTGCCGTAACTGATGATTTGGTCACTATCATCAATAGAACCCACTTCTACAGCGTCGGGCCAACGATAATCCTTTCGCCAATTGCTATGCCAAGATACTTGGGCGGTAAAATCTACAATTCTGCCATCCGCTAATTTCGCTTTACTTGGCGGGCCGTTATAAATTTCAGCGGCTGCTTTAGCACTGTATAGGAGGGTTCTCATGGTTTCACTCCCCCTATCAACTGAAACGCCAGTTTGCGCATATCATCAAGGTGAGCTTGTACAGCGCTCAATTGTCCAACACTGCCCGCGCCCGCAGTCGGCCTAATACCCGCCTCGTACATCTGATCCATTAGCGTTTGAGCCTCTTCTAGCCTCATCGTCATGAAGGCAGGGATTTCTTGCATTGAGTTCTCAGCCGTTATCCGCTCCAAAGAATGCCCTGGCTTAATGTAGCTGACAATCGGCCCGCCAACTGGCTGAGATTCCTCTACAAACGCCCGAATTTCGATTCTAGGCCTCCATGTAGCCGGAGTGATGGATGCTCTGTATATTGTTTTGGTTGTCATAAAAAACTGTGGGGCTGGATGGTTTACGCTGTTTCGCTCGCTGCGCCGCGCCGATCCCCCGCCCCCGGTCTGTCCGGTATCGCTAGGAGGCTGTGAGGTGGCTTGTTATTGAGACTGATAGCTCATACTCTACTCGATAGGTCAACATGTATCACAAATGACATGATGAATGAAAGATCGGTATGCACGATGTCAGCAAAAGCTTTGAATTACTGTTATTGTATGTAGTTATACTGTTATTCCGGCAGTTAGTGGCCGTTTGGTGAGGGTTGCTAACCTTGATTGGCGTGCCGGGTGCGGCCAAACGCTACGGATTGGCTTACGGGCTCCGACTTCATGCGATTCTCCACAACTTCGGGCGCGGATTTCTCTGGCGGGAGAGAATGCATTCCGCTCTCACCCATCATCATATATGATTGCGTTGGTGAGTCTTTACAAGCTGCCAGATCATTCGTGATCCGCGTCAGATTAGCGATGATGTTGGTGAGGTTGTTATTGATTTCAGCCATTAGCTCGGATGCTGTTGGATTGCTCATCGTGTCTTTACCTTTCGTTGTTTGCTTGGCGTTTCAATCATTTCGGCCTCTATCACGTTGGAAGATCTCTCAGGTAGCGCGAACTTGGCTGCTAGCTGTTCTGCGGCTGATTTGGAGTCTACCCGAGCGAGATTGAGTGTGTTGTTGATTGTGACGTTGCCGATGGCGGGTTGTGTGTACTGAGCGATAGCCGCGAGTTGTTGGACGGCGTTGAGCTTGTTGACTGACTTCGTTTGAGTAGTCTCTCCATGCTCTGAGACGGTCACTTTCAGTTCCTGACAAAGGTCTGAATCTGCATCTATCTCGGAGAGTGGAGTCCTGATAGCGCGGGTGAGCCATTGCATCAGCTCTTCTTTGCTGGCTTTCCAGTCTGACTCGGGTAAACCGCGCAAGGCTTCCTGTAGCTCTTGAATCCTTAACGAACATGAAGCCCTCTTTCTGGAAGCGACCACATAGAGCGATGATAGCTCAATGTGGCTATTGCCTGGTTTGAAGACTTGTCGGTAAGCTGTAGATGCGGGCATGTGGCACGCAACGAGGCGAGAAAACTCTTCATCTTTCCAATCTGGAAGCTCGGGCATAAGGTTAAGGCTACATTACCTATCCTAGCGCTACTCTGTCAACCAGAACATAAAATGGAGTCTGGGTGGTGTGCGGCACGGGAGTCCTAGAGCCCAAAATGACACCTGTAAAGGACTAGCTTTGGTAAGGTGTGTTTTGGATATGTGAATGTGCATTTCAGTTGCGTTTACCTGGGTAAACTGTGCTGATGAGCGGTCCATTAACATACACTCGATGCCCTGTGCCTAAATTGCTGTCGATGAAGGAAAAGAAGCTAGTGAGGGAGGCTAGAAAGAAGCGCGGTCTTGCTTATGATGGCATAGAGCGGTCTTATTCCCTCATTGCTGGTGGCGTGATTCAATCCAAGCGAGTGATGAGCGGTGGAGAGGCTAGACGTTTGAATATCGCGCTTGTGGAGGCTTTCCAAGCTTCAATGGTAGACAGCAAAGGCACTATTCCTCTTGCTCGCTGGTGTGTGGATCGCAGTGAATAACCACAAAAAAGCCACCCTTTCGAGTGGCTGATTTGGTGTTATGCGTTTAACGCGATCTTTCGTCTCACACAGGCATTAACAGCTAAAAGCGAAACGAATTTAACCTTTGCTAATGCCAGTTGCCTTAAAGCCTCGTCTGCGCACATATCGAAAACGCGGTGGAAAGACTCAAGGCGATCTGGATTAACCGTCTCCAGTTTGCCATATTCTGCGCGGAGTTGATCGAGTTGCTCTTGGGTGAATTGCTTTTTCATAATCTGTTCTGGTGAGGTGTTAGGCGTTGAATGCGGTAAAAAGTGAATCTACAAGACGGTCAAAACTGCCATCTCCGCATACAAAGTTTAAAGCTTCAGGGGCGCTCATTCCGGCTTCCATCAGAGCTTTGCAGCAAGCGGAGAAAACGAGTTCCTTGGTTGGCGTGATGCCTTGTGATGCGAGAAAAGCGGCGACTGCGTTCAGTGTGTTTGCGTCCATGAGTAAACAATAACCCTCTCTATTGATTCGTCAACAATAAATCAAACTATTTTATTGTTGTGGTTCAGGATCATGTTTTGCACATACTCCCCTCGCGCAATTCCTTGCCCTTTCGCTTCGTTCGTAGCCTTGTCCCAAGCTTCGCTAGTCATAGCGAGCGAGCATGACTTGAGCGGCTTGTCATACTTCGGTTTTTTGCCTGATCCTGGGCGTTTTCCGCCTCTTGTTGGTTTTTTCATGGTTTACGCTGGTCGAATGGTTTTGATTTTGACTTTGCCTATCTTATTGCAGAGCGCGTCATACTTCGCCCCGGCTTTCGTTTTGACAGAAAACACGCCATCTCGATTGGATGTGATTTCAATATGCTCGTTTGGGATATTGAGCGCAAAAGCCACTAGATAAAGATTGTACATTGTGCGGTCTTTCATTTTGTGGAGTGGTGAGAGGCTTAGGCGACGAATGATGAAATGACATATTTACCGTTGTGGACGCGTGCATACATAGAAGCGGGACACGAAACCCACTCCAGAGCGTTGCGCCCGGCTTCTTTGGGGTTGGTTTCGGTTTTGGCGGGCATGGCGTTAGGCTTGGGTATTCCATTCCACGTTATCAAAGCCACCTTTGCGCATGACTTCGGATTCTATGTGAGCGGTAGCGGCATCCGTGAGGGTGTTGGTTTCAATGTCGACATGCTCCCAATCGAGGGCAACGCGCACCATTCCGTGATTGCGAATCGAGACATCGACGGAACCTGGTGATTCACCATGGATGGCGCTCACCTTGATGATTTCAGCGACTTCTGGAGCTTCGACTGCCAAATCCAGTCCCAGGGCTTCAATGACTGTGGCTGCGGTTACGAACGTTTTCCGCGCAGTGTCATGAATTTCAATAGCGGGACCAAAAGTATAGTCTAAGCCAGAAACAATTTCTCTTTTTGACTTCCCTGTCTCCTGAACCAAATGAATGTAAGGGGCTTTAAATATATCGTTCAGCAGCGCAAGACGCCAAAAAACAGCGAGTTCCTGAAAGCCAGGTTGAAACTCGGATGAGTCCGATTTATAGCACTGCGTCTCGGCGGGGGCTTTCTGGAGTAACGCCAGAAGTCTTTCATTATCTTTTTCTTCGGGTGTATTTAGGTGGTGCGCAAAAATAGGGGATGCCAACATGGCATTACGAACGCTCAATTTTTGGGCTTTTACGTATTCAGCAAGGGTCTTCATGTTTTTTCGGTGTATTAATTGGTTTGTCTGACGCCCCTACTCTACACCTCCCGAATGAAACGTCAACAGGAAATCATAAATAATTTACGGGCGTGCTGGAATCGTTGATTTATCAAGGGTTGCAGGCTCTGGGCGTGTGAATCTCTGCTGGTCATCGCAGCTCATAATGTCGGTTGCTCCGATGTAGTGACCGTGCTCCCCGCATTCAGCGCCAGGAAAGCGGCAAAACTGGCAGTAATCGCAGGATTTGAGCTTGTTGAATACCTGCCTAAAGCTGTCGGGTTCGCTCATGCCTTCAATCCCTCCTCTTCGATTACTGCCTCCAGTTCCTCAATCCGCGCTTTCAGGGCGTCACGTTCCTCGCACATCGAACGGTAAAGCAAATCAGCCGCTTGCACCTGCCGTTGAGCCTCGCCCACTTGCTTTTCCCAAATGGCTCGTTCGGTGGCGTTGTCATTGGCTATGGTCGTAATCTTCGCGGCGTAGTGCTTGGCGAAAAGCTCTCTCATGCTGTCAAATGAGCTTGCCGTTTTTGCCTTGATGCAAGTGATGCTTTGCCAAATCTCCTCATCACTCGGCCCATCGGCTGGCAGCGCTGCGAGGTAGGCGGAGATTGCGGCTTGTGCCAGTCCGTCAAAGTATGCGTTCGTCGGATCGCAAAAGGTAGTTGTCAGCCAAGCTTTAGCCACAGCCTCTCCCGGCGTGACTCCCTGCGGCCTTTCGTTCGTTTGCCTCAGTGGTTTGATATGGGTCCAAAGATAAATTGGCCTTTTGTGCTCATCTTGGCGATGCCATGCGCCGCCACTCCACGTAGCTTTACACATTGGATTCACGCAATCTGCGACCCATACCTCAACGCCTTCTGGCGGCAAGGTTGAAACATTAATCCATTCGTCTGGTCTTGGTTGTTCGTTCGTTTGGCTTACCTTTTCCAGCGTCTTGTAGTCCTCCCAAGAACTGCCCTTTTGCCCCGGCGCATTACTGCGAGTGCAGGCATTTTCATGGCTCGTTGCGTGCGGGCATCGCTTGTTCCCGCAGATGGCGCAGACAATCATGTGTGCCCCAGTTGGCGGAAAGGCAAACATCTCAGGGTGGTTGACTCGCAGGCATTTTTCACAGCCGCATTGTTCGTTCGTTTGGTCTTTCATTTTGCGTCCTCTTTGATAATTTCTGCGATCTTGCGAAGAGTTGGCAAAGTGAATCGCTTTTGATTGAATATTGAAAAGCTGTCACGGATTAATTGGATCAAAACTCCATTTTCTCGCTCATCCATCCATTCTTGTTCTGATTCGTAGATAGCCCAATCGGCTTGGTAGTTTGTTTTTTCGCACCATGTGCCAATGTAGAATTGATTTGTTCCATGCAGTCTTTCGCCTTCGACCTCAAAATATTTGCTTCCGACTTTGGTCACGATGCACGGCGTTAGCGTCTGTACCTGCCTTCTGGCCATGTTTCCCACGTTTAGAAGCCATAGCGTCTCGCCTTTGATTGGTTTTCTTTTCATCTCGTTCCTTTCGTTGGTTGTTCCCTCTGTTCCTTTGGTTTCTGGCAATATCGCTTTTGTTGTTCCACCGTGCATTCGTCCGAGCAACACGCGGAAATTCGCTTTCCGAAGATCCTCAGCGGCTCGAATTCCTTCCGGCAGAATTGGCAGGTTACTTTTGTTGTCATTGGGGTGTTGCTTCCTCGAATTTGTAATGGCACCCCTCGAAATAGATCGGGATGACGTATCCGGCCTCGATAGACCGCCCGCGCTCAACGATGAGACTTCGTTGTGACGGCATCTCTACAGGCTCCTTTCCTTTTTCCTGCTTGAACACACGGGCAATTTTCAGATGCATGTCGCAATCATGCTCAAGTCCTCGACAATCTCTCACTTGCCCATCATCATTGAGTTGCGCCAAGCAAATCACGGCGGCGGGCTTCCCTGGTCGCTTGGAAAAATCAAATAACCGCCCCGACATGTAAGCGATTTCACGCTCACGATTGTTGAAGGTGCGCGAACTGTAAAACTTGCCGATGTAGTCAATCACAAAGAGCCTGTGTCCCGTCTCCCACTTCTGGCGCATGTCGGCTAGCACCTCTTCAATCGCCATCCCGCAGGCATTAATCACGGTTGCCGTGTCGCCCATCTCACGCTGAACGCGGGCCGTGGCGTGTAGATACTGCTCTTGATCCTCCCTGAGCGCTAGGCCAGTTCTTTCGATTGCCGCCGACACATAACCCGTGTTGAAAATTGCGCGGCCTCCGATCGTTCGCGGAGAGACTTCGCCGGAATAGTAGGCCCCTTTGCCAAGGTTTGGGTTCTCCTTTGCCGCGATAGAAGCCAGTTTGAAAATCTTCTGTGCTAGCGTGGTTTTTCCTGACTTCGTGGGTCCGGTAATGAGGCAATACTCATCACATGCCACGCCCCGCGCCCGCTTGTCGAAAGACGGGATGCCAATCGGGAAAAGGATCATGGAGCCGTTTCCAAGCGATTCCATGTAGTCCAGGTGCTCCAAAACGCAGTCGTCCATTGATCGCGTTCTATCATCGGTTGCCTGATTCCCTTCAATGGAGCTTGTCACGATTTCTTGCGCTTGCGCTAAAACGGCCCGTGCGTCGCTTTGTTTGCCTCCGCCTATCATCCCATGCCGGAATATTGCCAGCATCGCTCTAGCGTGGCCTGTGACGGCTTTACGGAGCGTCCAAGCGGTAGTGACCATCTCCAGGTAAACGGGAAACTGCTTTTCGATGGGGTAGGATGTCATGATGTCCACCACAAGACTTTGGCTTACCTTCTCCAGAGTTCCGCGACTGCGAAGCTTGGCAAACACTGTCACCGTGTCCGCTGTTTCCTCTGCATCTGCCATTTCCAGCAAAAGCTCATACATCATTCGGCGCGGATGGTGGTAGAAAGCCTCTGGCGTGATTCTTGAGCGTGCCTGTTGTAGCCGTTGCGGGTGCAATGCTACAATCTCCAGGAGCCCCACTTCCGCATCCTCAGCAGTTGGAAGTGATTGGTTGAGGCTCGTTGCAATAGCTTCGAATTCGTTCGGGATGTCGTCGGGATCACTCATCAGACTGGTTTGGAGGTGAAGCCGGTAAAGAACACGGCCCCTGTTTCATCGGTTGTTGCGTTCTGCGCTTTCATGCCCCGTGGGAGTTGTTGCGATTGGTCGGCAAAGATGCCTTTATATCCCTTCGCCATTGAGAACTGAATGGCAGCGGCTAAATCTACATCACTCATCTTTTGGTATTCGGTAAGCAATGCTTTCCACCCAAGAGGCTTGTAAACTTCCTTCCTTTCGGCCTTGTATTCTGCCCACAAAGTGAAGGTTTCTTTCCTTGATTCAGAGAAATCACCTGGGAAAACAAGGCTTGATGCTTCAAGCATGCTTGAAGCAATGCTTGTCTCTTTTCTTTTCTTGTCCTTTCTTGTCTTGTCTTGTCCTTTCTTTTCGTCGCGATTTTTCCAACGCGCAGACGCCGCTTTTTTGGCGCGATCAGCAAAAACTTCATGATAGCCGTTGTGCTCGCTCCAATCGTGAATGGCCATTCCATCCATGAATCCTGCTTGTTGCAATGCTTCAAGCATGCTACAAGCATCCTTGTTGTATCCTAGAAGCATCGCAAGCTCTCCAGCCTCATAGCTGGAAAAATCTCCATCAGGCTGGCATTCGGCAGCGTATGCCCACAAGCGAGGCACAAGCCACAATGCATCATCGCCAAGCTTTCCGCGCAGTCTGGCGGTCTTCTTGTGGCTGTAAAAGGAAGTTTGAAGGCGTACGTAAAGGGCCATTGTCTATGCTTCTTGCGGTTCGATGCCTTGCGCGATTTCCTGGATAAGCTGATTCTTGCTCGTTGCGGACACCAGAAGGCCCATGTCATCGAGTAACCGGCAATACTTCCCGTAAATGTCGAAACAGGTTTCAGAGCCGTCTAACATACCTTCCAATGCCTTACGGACTCGAATTTCACTGAATCCCATCCAGCGGCACGGGTCTTTACGTCCAAGATCGTGAATCCACATCTTGTGGGCTTTGATGAGCTGCGAATGATGGCGAGGGCCACCCTTCGGAATCTCATCTTTCGGGAATAGCAGCGGTGTTCTCATGGCAAAAAAAGCCCGCATCTTCACAAGAGTTTGAAGCAGCCGGAGAAACAACGGCGGAGGTCACTTGTGAAGTGCGGGAAAGTTTTCATGGTTTCTCAGTAAGGTGAAAAGCAGGCTTCAAACTGCTCAGCACGGCCATATCATAGCCGTTTTGTTGAGCTATGCAAGCTCATTGTGTAATACGACATATTTGAAGTTTATTTGACAAATTTGTACTTCGTCCCTGGGGAAAGTGTACGATTTGACAAAGTTGACAAAACTACGATTTCCGCTTCTCCAGTTCTTCGCGCTCCATTCTCACCACTTCCCACAGTGCATCGCAATGCTCTTTGAGAAGGCGCTTCGGCATTCCGTCTGCCCGCTCGAATCCGGTGATATGCGGACGCCAATCGTTCATTTTGGCCGTAGCCTCCGCCAGCCTCTCCCGCGCCAGTTCAAGCGCAGGACGTGGCGATTCTTCGATGGTGAAAAGATCGTTCATGACTTCCCTCCCGTCTTCCGTAGGACTTCAAGAATCTTTTTCCCGTCGTCGGTTAGGCTGTAGGTTCGGCCTTCACTCATTCGCTCTGTGCCCGATTTAATGCAGCCAGTAGCGCGAAGTCTGCGCAGGATTTGCGAAGACTTAGTGCCTGACCATTTGTAAGTCTCGCAAAGAGTCTGCGCTTTGTGGATCGGGCCCTTCTCCATTAGGGTCATTGCTCTCAGGTCGCAAAGTGAGATAGACTTATCACTGAGTAATGACAGGTGCTGTAATAGCTTTGGTAGGTTCATGCTAAAAAGGGATTTCTGAGTCGTCTTCTCCGTTACCAAGTTCTTCCACTGGCGCGACGTACCCACGCTGTACGCTAGGAGCGTTAGGGCGCACTGGCTTACGCTCTGGCACAGGGTCGGACTTCTGGAAATTGAACTCGCGGCCATCGCCAATAATTGGAAGCTCTAGCCGTTGCTGGCGCTCATCCTTCGTTCGCGACTCCTTTACGAGGTGCGTCTTTTCATCCTTGAGCTTGTCGTTTGCTTTGATTTCGATGGAGCAATAAGCGGAGTCTGTTCCGCCGTTGCGCTTCCAATGCTTCACGCGGCTTTGTGACAGGTCGATGATAACGAAGTGCTTTCCGTTTTTCTCGCGAATTTCTGCGCCTTGCAACTTAGCAAGGTCGATTTGTGCGTTGATGAGGTCTGACATAAATTATTCTGTGTAAAAATTGAGGATTGTTGCTTTTGCTTCTTCGATTGTATGCGCCATGCAGACGATATGCCCGCAGTGGTAGAGGTCGGCTTGCATTTCGACTTGTGATTCACTTGGCTTTCCCGCCTTGCCGTTCTTCAATTCGAGCCATAATACACGGCCTAAAGGAGCGTAGAAAACGAGGTCAGGAACTCCCGCTTTCATCCCCTGCGCTTGCATCATTCCAGCCGTCTTTGGAGAACGTCTGGCAGCGTTGGGAACGGCAAAGAAACGATCCTTCACAACCTGCTTCTGAGTTGTTCGGAGCCATGACACAAGGGCCTTTTGGAATTCGTACTCTGTTCGGAATCCTTCGTTTCGCTTCTGGAATTGTTTGGCGGTCATCGGTTGTAGATAGAGTCCTGCATTGCTTGAGTTAGTTCATCGGCCTGCGCTTGGTCGAGTCTGTGCTTTGCTTTGCGGTGGTTATCCATGATGGCCTTCGGCACTGGCACGCCTGTTTCACGGCAGACTTTTAGCGCGTCTTGAAATGCTGCCCACGCGCTTTCGTGCGACATTGCAGCGGATTGGAGTTTTGATAGTTCGAGTTTCATTTCATCCCTTTCAGTTTCTCGTTTGCTTGCTCGATTTGATCGCAGAACGCTGCGACTACTTCCGCCATTCTTGCGCAGATTGACTCATCACGTTCAACGCGCACAACTAGCGGAGGCATGAAACGCGAGTAACTGACAAAATCCCAATAGGGTAGCCCTGTCACCATTAGCGAACCATGAACCTGCGCGGCGTAGTCTCCTGGCAGCTTTTCGGCGAGCGCGTAGCCGACATGAGTAGTCGGAGCAGGGCATTTGATTTCAAGACCACTGGCGTTCTGTACAAGGCCATCTGGAGAACAACCATACCGCCCGCAGTCCGACACTACAAAGCCGGGAGTGGAAACGGACACGCCATAGGTGAATTCATACCATGGGCGGGCTTCATCCTCCATTAGGTTCCCATCCTCCATTTGCTTCGTTCCAAACGTTGGCAACGGTCCGCACCAAAGCTCTGCCACCTTTTGAGCTAGCAGCGTTTTTGGCATCTCACCTTTGCGCGGCTCCATCGACTCTGTGAACAGCTTGGAGAACTCCGAAGCGGTAGGCTTGCCAAGGCGCAATTTGAGCCATTCGTCAGTCCCTTGGATTACATCGTGAATCTTCACTTTGAACCCTTCTCCTTGGTAGTTAGCGCACGATCTAGCATCCCGTAGCGAGCGCTTCGGATGTCGGCAAAGCTTGCGGCCTTGGCGAGTTTCAAGAAGGCTTGAACGTCGCCATTCACAGCGCGTAGCCGTGACTCAAGATGCGCGGCCTGCTCTGGCGTGATTGCATCGCCTTCAATCTTCACATCTGACTTGTCCACAACGATGTTTAGAGCAGAGCAGAGGGCAAGCCGCTTGGCGTATTCGTAAGCCGCGCCATCAGCTTGGCACTCACTGGAGCCGGGAGGACCAGTGCCGATCCTGACTTCCATTGAGTACTTTTTAGAGTGCCCTGAAACGTGTTGGAGAACGCAGGTCATGGTCACAGTCTTCTCCCCACGCTGTGGCTCGAATGACAGGGAGAAACCATGCTCGCCGAGTAGCGGTGAGACTTGATCCATGATCTCTTGGAAGTTTGCATAAACGAACTTGATTCCATCCTTGCCGGGGACTGGCTTATTCGCTCGCACGTTGACAGACTCCTTTTGAAGCGCATGAAATGCCGCTGCGAAATCACGCTCCTCTTGCTTGTCCGTCTGCTCCTTTTGGAGCTGCATCATCATGGCCAAGGACTGGACATCTTCCGGCCTGACTCCAATCGTCATGATACTCTGAATGACTGGCCCGATTGCTACGGCCTGCGGTTTGACTTCCGCTAGTTGTGTTTGTTCGCTCATTTTGTCTTTGTGTTATTTGTTCTGAAAATGAAGCGGGAGGTGAAAAATGAAGTGTCGATTTCCATTTACCCATTGCCTCCCGCTTTTTGGGCATTAGTGCCTCAAATTAGATGAGAGAGAATTCAGGTTGAACGGTTGCGTTCTTGAGGTTCTGGACTGCCTGTTTGAAATATGACTCTTTGAGTTCGGAGCCAATGAACTTGCGACCCTTAACGAGCGAACGAACGCCCTCTGAACCTATGCCAGTGAATGGCGAGAAAACCAAGTCGCCGGGATTGCTCCACATAAGCAAAGCACGGTCAATAACATCTAACTGCAAGGGGCAAATGTGGCGTTCATCCTTCTCATCACGCGCCCCGTCTTTATTCAGGACGTTACCCTGATCAATTGTCATCCAAACTGGCGAGGCGATTTCCTGCCATAAATCAAGCGGGAAATCCTGCTCGGTATGCGTGATAGGCTCTGGATTCTCGCCGGGTTTCTTGAAGATTAGAAGATACTCAGGGCAACCGACACGGGACTTGCTGGAGTCGCTTTTAAGCGTCTTGTAAAGCAAGCCGTGCGCCTTAGTCCGTTGCATCTCGGTTACAGGATCTTTCCAGATTGTAATGCGGGAATGGAACAGCCAACCACGAGCGCGGAATGCATCAACAATCACGCCGCTGAAGTTTTGCAGTTCAATCGCTCCGTGCTTCCATTTAGTGGATAGCAAATCAAGGCAATGTACAGCGCTTTCACGCCCCGGCATGGTCACTCGGTAAAGCTCATCAACCAGGAATTTGAACTGCTCCATGAACTCCTCAACGCCTCCGCAGTTTCCCATGTCCTGCTCATCATTTGAC